AACCTCAATATCAGATTCAATATAGTTAAGAGCTCCAAAGTATGAAGGCAGAGTGTAAACTCCTCCATTAGGTCTGTATTCCTTTAGGTAAAGGATTTGTTTTCCCTGTGGATTCTTTGGATTGAATGCAGGATAAACCTCATATTTCTCTTTAGAATCTTTCCAATCCTCCTTATACCAGAACTGAGTATTGTCTTTGTTAGTTCTAAACTTTGTATAATCACAATGCCAAATCTCGCTCACCTTTCCTATGCCCCAAATAACCTCCATAAATGCCCCTCCAAAGAGTTCCATATCCAGAGATACCTTTCTGGTCAGATCATCCAGAGATTCGCTCCTATTAGGGCTCTCAATGAATGCCTCACCTGATCCTGTCCAACCATTGCCTGTGATATAATGCACCTTGTTTCTAACAATGGCATTATGTTTAGCAGATTTGTTAAATAGTTCAACAAGATAGTTTGGATAATCATTCCTATCTCCATATTGAATATAGCCTTCGCCCTTTTTCTCCCTGTATTCAGGTTGTTTGGCTTCTGCAAATTGTACTAAAACGTAATTCATTCTCTTATTTTATAAGTATCTGTAGTTGTATATTCTGTGAATATTGTAGCCGATTGATTTAACATCATAATTCCACTCTCCAACATATTTAAACCTGCAGGATTTGTGTTACTTGTACTGACCTGCTCATAAACCTGATAATCCCATTGACCATTTAAGCTGCTGCTAAAATAGTCATTAACCACAATTTGAAATTTATTGTATCTATCCTTATATGAACTGACATCAGTATTATTCAACTTCACAAATTTAACCTGCTGATTGCTACTCCTATTCGTAAAAATAAACAAATAATTAGGACTCGTCAATAACTGTTTCTCAGTTAAAGTTAAATAAATAAATTGAGTCTGTCCTCTTGTTAACTGTATCATCTACTATAAATGCAGAAAACTCTGGTATTTAACAAAAATGCCCCACCTAAAAGGCAGGGCACATGAAAAATCCACACTATATATATTAGCTACCTGCAGTTTGGAGCTGACCTGCAACAGTTGAGTTAACCTCAGGAGCAAGTTCAGGCTCTTTACCTGTAAATGTCAAAGTGTAACCAGAACGATCACCCTCTGCTGTACCTGTCTGACCAGAACCTGCTGTGATGTCAAGTCCTCTTGTCAATCCAAAATACCAATATTTTCCGTTATTGTCTTTAGCTACAGCGACCAAAAGATTTTTAGCCAACAACAAGATTTCGTTTCTTGTATTAGCTTGTAGTTTATTAAGAACAATAGTGAGCTCCTGCTGATAGAAAATAGTTCCATTTTCAACAGATGCATTAATGTTCTCAACAACTCCAGATGTAGCTTTGACCAACTCATATTTGTAAAATCTCTTTCCAGAGGCTTTAGTAAGAGCAGTCATAACTCCACCAGAAACAGTATAAGATGAAACATCTTGAGATGCCATAAAGTATACCTCAACTATTCCACCTAATGAATCTTTACAGTCTAATGTGTAGCCTTGCGTAAGTGCACAAGCCATGTTATTGAGTTTTTAAAATTATAAAAAGGGCAGTTTTACCTGCCCATTAATTATGCAAGGATAAATTTCACAACTTCATCAGGGAATGCAATGTTCACACCCATTTTGAACTCAGAAACAAATCTAACTTGGTCTGCCTCTTTTGCGTAGAAGATTTCAAATTTTTCTTCCTCGTTCAAAAGATCAGTTCCCAAGAACATATTTGACAATCTCAAAGCATATGCCTTATCTGTACCATTCAAACCTTGTACTGCTACAACTTTGATAGATGTACCTGGCAGGATGAATTCGCTATCAGCTTTTACATCAATTGAGTAATGAAACTGATTTGCATTTTTAAGAGCTACAGTATAAGTTCTGAACAAATCTTGACCGCAGAAGATAGTCATATCATCAGCAGCTACAACCTGTGCAGGAATTGCTTTGTAGATACCATCGAAAATGCTGATTACATTAGCATTTGTGATTGAGCTCAAAGGAGCACCAGAGATGTAAGTAGATGCATTCGCAGCAACAACACCAGATGCAGCACCGATCAACTTAACCAAACCGTCAAACTTGTTGAGGTTTACGTTACCTGATGCAGTATCGCCTTGCCAGATTGAAGTTTCCAACTGAGATGCAATTCTGTTTGCTTTCTTTTCAGCAAATTCTTGCTCGAAAGGAATTGAATCATACATTGAACCTGTAGGCAATGCCTTTTGGAGATATTTAGCTTCCAAATCTTTAGGGCAAAGAGCCTCGTTCACTTTAATTTTACCAACTGTTACAGTTCTCTGAGTGAAAGTTGTAGAACCAGATGCAGTAAAACCGCATGATCCACCGCTTTGGAAAATTGCATCAGTATCCATGATGTTAATGGTTTCAGCGGATTTCACTCCAACCATTACATTACCTGCACTCTTAATAAGAGATGCAGTCTTAGCACCGAGCACACTTGAAGTTACAAGCAATGCCTCGTTTTGTTCTGTGTAGTCTGCAAGAGCAGCAACATTAAAAGCCATTTTTGTTAATTTTTATTGTTTAAAATTGCGTTACGATATTTATTAAGTCTATCAAACTTAATGTCTTTAGTTGATTCAAATTTGAATGATTGAGGTTTTTCAATTGGATCAGCACTTGGTGCTTTAGCCATCTCATCAATCAAATCTACAACCTGAGAAAACCCTGCTTTAGATTTAGCCTCAAGAGCTGAAACCTTAGCTGTCAGAGCTTCAATTAATCCGTTAAATTCTGCAATCTTAGCAGAGAATTGATCTGCCATTTCTTGCATCTTTTTGTCTTTTTCTGCCTCAACTTCAACCTCTGGCATATCAGCCTCTGGTTTTTCTGCAACTTCGATTTCTGTAATCTTACCTGCAAGAGTTGAGATTTGTGATCCATCTGCCAACTGATGATCTCCATCAGGAGCAAATGATCCATCTTCAAGTTTTACCTCGCCACCAATTTCAAGAGCAGAAATCATAACCTTAGTTCCATCTGCCAATTGGTATTCAGCAAAATCTTGTTTAGCTTCCTCCTGTGCAGGAGCAGCTTCAGGCATATCCTCGAATAGTGCCTTAATTTTTAGTATTGCATCTTTTGCGTTCATACTTTATTTTTAAATGATTAATAAATGAATTAGTTATCACTTAGAGCAGATAAAATTTGTTTTATCTCCTCAAGCATCTTTTGATCCTTAGATTTTGATTTGCTGTATTCAAAGACTCCCTCAACAGAAAAACCTTTAACCTCTCCGTTCTTAACCTTCTCCCATGTTGCATCATCCTCAACCTTGAAAGAACCAAACCATGATCCATCAGGGGCATCCTCAAAACCTTTCATAGGAGCTACTCCTCTGTCTTTGTCTGAGATGAATGATTCAAACATAACAACTCCATCAACTTTTTTAGATGGATCGTGATCTATGTTTACATTAGCCTGATATCCTTTCTTGAAAAACTTTTGAGCAATTTTAAAAATAGTATCCTTGCTAAACATAACGTAGTAATCCCCATGAGTATCATCACTCCTAAAAATTGGAGTATCAGCCAACATAAGAGCTCCACTAATAATACGTTTATCCTCAGAAACAATTTCAAATTTAGCGTTTTCTTTAAATGCATTCCAATTCTTTTGGATCGCAGGTCTATCAACCAATGCGACAAAATTAACCTCAGCATCATCATTGAGATCGTCTGAGATCATTAATTCAAATATTGGTAATTCCATGTCTATAAATGTTAAATAGTTTAAATAATATCAACTTAGCCAAATCTCGCCCTTTGTTTGATAGCCTGTATTCTTTGTTGATTAGTAGTCATATCTGTTTCAACTACATATGCCCTTACTGCCTGATTGCCCAGAGCATTGATAGTTGATTGATTCAATTGTGTTAGCTGTGCCTCAGGGATCGCAGGATTCATAGGAGCACCTCCTCCAACTTTAGGAACACTCACTCCAGATGATGCTCCGCTATCTGGGTTATTGATTTTCTGAATTTGTTTTGCTGTACTTGCAACAATAGATGCAATAGATAGTGCAGTTGATGCTGTGTTTATACCTATCCATGGTTGACCTGCTGTGGCAGGAAACTGAGCAAGTGCCTTAGCATTAGCAACTCCTAAGTTAGCCAATATTTTACCTATAGCTCCTGCCTGTTCAATTACCAATCCTGCAATCTGTACCCCCTTGCTTTTCTCAAATAGCTGTTTAGCCAATGCTGCTGCCTGTCCAACAATATCAATATAAGCCATTTGAATTGATGCCTTGTATTCTTTCTCAGCTAATTCAGTAGCAATCCTATCCTCTGAAAGTTTCCTGAGTTTCTGATTGTATTCCTGCTCAGAGATTAACTGTTTGTTAAATGCATC